AGCTGAACTTACTAGAGAACAATTTATCAAAAAGTATGGAGAAGCTAATGCAGATGTATGGGATAATAATAAAAAAGAAGAATTAGAACATGAACTAATACCAAGCATACATGACGTTCAACATGAATTAAATAAAAAGGAGAACAAATGAGTGAACATGAACAAACAATGAAAATACTAAATGATAAAATGGTTGATATGCAAAACTCTTTTATTACAACAATAGGAAAACAAGTAATAAAAAACATGAGTGATATCAATAAGTTAAATGATCGTATTTTAAAACTTGAAAGTGAAAATCAAGAATTAAAAACCGAAATAGAAAAAGAATTTGGAGGAACAACAAATGAATAATGTAATACATATAGGTGGACAACAAGCTAAAAAAGTAGCTGATCTTAATGATCAATTACGCAAAGATATGTTTACTGGTAATATGCTTAAAAAGCATAATCTAAAAAACAAATTAATAATAACACCCGGCATTAAAGGTTACAATTTAAAAGATAAAGAAAAAATATTTGCTTCTGTTAAATATTATGGAAACTTTACCAAAGACAATAATCCTTATGGAGAAAAAGATTTTGGTAGTTTTAATTTTAAAAAAGAAAAATTCTTTTGGAAAATAGATTATTATGACAATGACATGAAAATGCATAGTCCTGATAAAACTGATCCAGAACAAACATCTAGAGTATTAACTATAATGAAAGCTAGTGAATATTAAAAAGAACATTCTACTGAACTAGTAATCTAAAATAGCGTTATGTGACCGTAATTACATAACTACTAATCAGGGGTATTATACTGCCTACAAAGAAAGTATATAGTAGAATTAGGGAGTAGTCATAATGATAGTTAGTAGCTTTAGCTGGTACTATCCTACTCCCCCAATGGTTAAGTAAATAGCTGTGAAACGCTGGGTTAATCACAAATGACCTGTATATATTAGTAGCTCTATTTACTTTAGGGAGTGGTTAGAAATTATCGGCACTAACTACTCCCACAATGAACACCCTGAGGATACGTCAGTTGGCTGTAATTTAAAATCTGACACGAGGGTTATGGGGAATATATAATAAGCGTTAGAGCTTAACGTATTCCCCAGCGTAACTTGACAAACCGAATAATATTCAGATATTAAAACCTATGTCTAATAAACAATTAGGAATATTCTTTGATAGTGTAATACCTCAGTTCGTAAAACAGAGAAAAAAACTAGGATTATCACAATCAAGACTTGATGAAATGATTGGTTGTGCTAGAGGTTTAGTATCAAAATGGGAAGTCGGTATAAGGAAACCGAGTGGATTTCTATTTTGTTGTTGGGCCAATGCACTTGAATGTACAATAAAATTAAAAGAAAAAAAAGATCAACAAAAAATAAAATCTTAGTCGGTACATACTTCGACACATTAACACCACAATCTAAAATTATATATAAAGAACAAAATCAACCTAAAGGCTGTAAATGCAAAGGTGTTGATTTAGTATATGGCAATGGCACATATTGGTATTGTGCTAATTGTCATCTTAATGAATGGAGGAAGAAATGAATATAGAAATAGAAGGAACAATAAAAATAAATAATGAAGATAATGGTTCAAAATTTAGTATTTCAACAGAAAATAATTGGTTTCAATGGGGAGAAACAAATGAAAGATTATTTAAAACAGTTGATATTGTAACTGCTTTACAAAAAACTTTAAGTGAGGAGCAATAATTATGAATTATAAAGACAAATTTAAGGAACCAATAATTTATGATAAATCTTTTGTTGTTTATTCTTATGATAAAGATCTTAAAGCAGAAGATATAAATAAAATATTAAAAGAACATAATGTAACAACAAGAGAACTAACAGATGATGAGGTAATATATAAAATATGAATAAAACAAGTCCAAGTTATTATAGTAATAACAAACCAGAACTAACTGAATTAATTAATGCATGGAAGTTAAATTGGTGTGAAGGTAATGCTGTAAAATATATTCGCAGACACCGAAACAAAAATAAAGAACAAGATGTACTAAAAGCAATTTGGTATTTAACAAATATATTAGAAGGTGAATATGGGAATCAGTTTGCTGAAAGCATTAGAAGGGCAGTTCAAGAAGTTGAAAATAAAACTACCCTTAAAACACTCAGACCACATAGATCGTAAAAGATCTATTCAAAACTTTGTTATGGTATTAGCTATACAATATCTAGAATCAGATATGTATAGATACTTTGCCAAACATTATACGAGCCAGCGTGTGGCTGACAATCGTAAAGTAAAACCAATAGAAAACTATATATGGAGGAGGTATAATCATGGGAAGTCAGACAGGGATTTGGCAAGAGATCAACGAAATGTATACAGACGACAACAAATTAGAGAAAGGAGCTCTGACTAGATGGGAAAAGGAAATGGAAAACTTGAACAACCCAAACGACCAAAAGGCATTGGAGGTACTGATGCAGTGCGTCTTGCAAATGGCGAATGGAAAGACCTTTGGCTTGAGAAAATTGGAAAGATCGAAAGAGAAGATCTTTCAGGTGTACTGCCAGTTCAACTTGGAATATTTACCGAGGAGTTCAACAGACGCTGGTATCAAGAAGTTACTGGAGAAAGGGTTGTTAATATAAATAGTGTTTGGACACACCCTGAATATGAATATATTTATGGTAGTCTAGATGGTGTTGCAAAAGGCAAAGTCTTTGAAGCTAAACATACAAATCCGTTTACTAAAGAAGATAAATTAATAGAAAGATATTATGCCCAAGTGCAACATTATATGATGGTCACAGGTTTTTCTAAAGCTGTGTTATCTGTGCTTTATGGTAATAGTAATTATAAAGTATACACAATAGAAAGGGATAAGCCTTTTCAACAAAAACTAGAAATAGCGTGTCACTTATTTTGGTTTCATGTAATGAATGATATTACACCACCAGAATATGTTGACTTTGATCTAATGGGGAAAATTAAAAATGAACATGACATCGCGTTACACTTTGGAGAAGAAATATCCTCTGACAGCTGGTTACAAGGAAAACTCAACTAGCAAAGAGGCAGCAGAAAAAATTGATTCTAGATCAACTAATCTGCGTACAGAATGTTTAAAGATAGTAAAACGACAAGGTAACTATGGAGCTACACCTGAAGAAGTAGCAGAAATATTATCTGAAAGTATATTATCTATTAGACCAAGATTTACCGAACTTAAATTATTACAATATATAATTGATTCTGGTGACAGAAGAATAAATAGTTTTGGTAGCACAACAAAAGTATGGAGGTACAATGACGAAAGATAACAGAAATGTATGGGATAGTTTAAAAGAAACTGATCCTAGATTTACCAAACGCATTAACAAAGGTTTTGGTGACATAACTACTATTGATCCACAATGGCAGATTATGAAAATAACAGAACAGTTTGGCCCAGTAGGTACTGGTTGGACATACCGAGTTGATTACAGCTATCATGGTATGGACACTAATCAAACTGCTGTTGTAGCTGCAGAAGTATCTGTTGCAACAAATAAAAACAAAGAAGGCTTTTGGGATTTTTATGGCCCTGTTTGTTCACCACTAAAAATGTACAGAAAGACTGGTGCATTAGATGACGAAGCACCAAAGAAAGCAATGACTGATGCATTAACAAAAGCGTTCAGTCACTTAGGACTTTGCTCTGATATATTCATGGGTAAGTTTGATGATTCTAAATATGTTAAAAATTTAGAAGAAAAATACTCAGGAAAAGTAGATCCAAGTAAAGTTACTAAGACAGTATAGTCGCCCACAGCTAGGGGTACGGTGTGTAGGTTAGCTGTTGGGCAATGTTCTCCATGCCTACACACATAAGAAAGGATAAATATGAAAGTAAATGAATTATTACATAGCCTGGTGTTACAAGGACATAAGTTACCATTAAATTTACACCCACCATTACAAGCTGAATATTATTCTAAAAGTAAAAAAGAATATAAATCAGTTGGTGAAATGGATTTGTTTCATTTTATAAATGCGTTTATACAAAACGTAGATAGTAATGAACAAACTCAAGACAAAACAGATTTATCTGCTACAATGAGTAAAGCAGATATACACTATGAGTTACTTAGAATTAAGAACTCAGTAGATACTTTAATTGGAGGTCTAAATGATTAATAAAGTAATATTACTAGGTCGTGTTGGTAGCGATCCAGAAGTAAAAATTTCTACCAGAGAAGAAAAGTTTGCTGGTTTCTCTCTAGCTACTTCAGAAAGATTTAAAAATAAATCTGGTGAGTGGCAAGAAAAAACACAATGGCATAAAGTTGTATGTTGGGATCCTAACATTGCTAAGACTATTGAAACATATGTAAAGAAAGGAACTACTCTATACATTGAAGGTCAAATAGAAACTAGACAATATGATCTTAATGGTGAAACTAAATACACCACAGAAATTATTATACCTAGATTCAAAGGTATTCTAAAAATGATTGGGGGCAAAGATGGCTCAAGTTCTAAAGTTCAATCGCAAACAAACGCTAGAACAGAAG